CACTGCGCCAGTGGTACTTCTCTATTACGAGAAGCTTTGACCCCTTACTTTCAGAGGCCTGCCCTTTCAGGTCAGGACTCAGAAACGAGGGATTCCTCAGCTTTCGCCCGAAGTATGCGACTTGCTGCCATTCTTCCGAACACTCTTCAGTGATCGGGATCGTGACAGCAGATCGAATACGAAGGCGATCAGCAAGCGGATCAATCCAGATGTAATCCTCCTTAATAAAGTATTCATCATACTCTACTAGGGGGCCGACACCGGGACATCTCGATCCGAACTTGGAACGGCAGTCGTCTCGGACGAGCTGAGCCGCAGCACTAAACTCCTTTCGGAGATTAAGGCGTAGCCCAGCACGGACAAGGCGATTGTGAAGGCGCACATAGTCATGAGGTCTAGTGCAGACATCTTTCTGATAACAGGGAGTAACCTCCTCGTCATCAAAATAGTGCTTGCCACAAGACTCATAAAAATGAGAGCCACCAGTAAATGATTTATGTTCATTGATAGTAAATCCGGCCCACTTTAGAATTTCCAAAGTAGACCCGTAGTCACTATCTTTGACTATTAAATCATCCCCGTACACTGAGGACACACCGCCGGTGCAAACCGAAGAGATCAGGGCATAGAAGATCATGGATTCTAGTTCAAAAGTATAGGCGTTGCCCATACTCGAGAATTTCGAATTCACGAACCTCTTTCCCTTGAACTCAGTCGATTTACACCTAAGGTCGTCAAGCAACTCAAACCACTCACGTGGTAAAAGGAGCTGAACGAGATTGGTGCAAAGCGTATCACTCGCGGAACTTAGATCGATGGTACTTAAACCCTCTTTCTTTGCTCTACGAGCGAGATCTTGATTGATCGTCTGGTCATCAAGATCAACGCCAAACTGCTGGAGACGTTTTCGGATATAGCGACCGACCCCTTGCTGAACATAACTGTTCAACGTGGGTTCGGCCGCTATCGGCCGATGAGTCTTAACAGTCTTTGGGACCATCACCATACGGTTTGCCGACACGATCTTAAGATCGCGAAGGGGACCGATGAGCGATCCTAGGTAGTCATCGCCAGTTACGGCGCGACAAACCCAGGGAATCGCATCAAAGGTGACAGAAGGTCTACAAGATTTCTCGGCATGGGTGCTTCCACGACGCAAGTCGTAAGTAGCTCCATTACCGAACCGGCACAACCTAGCTATGCTTTCGAAGTCCAAGCGCCCGAGAATCTGGGATATTTTACGCTGAGCGGTCGTAATGACTGCAGGCGCGACGGAGTAGAAACCCGTCGAAGTCTCCAGATAAAGGCGCTTATTCGTCTGAAAGCACTGCTTCTCGGATTTGCTCCAAGTAGAGAACGCGTTCCATTCGGGATTTATGGCCTTGTCTTTGAAACCTTTCCACTTTCGTAGAAAGGAGACATAGACGTAGTCCCGGACAAACTGCTCTCGAAGGTCGTACGAATTGGGATCGATGTCGAAGTTGACGTAGTCAACCACTTGATCGAACCCAAGACTCGGCACGAGATGCTGCTGCAAAACTTTCATCACTGAAAGTTCGATACCCTCGCGGTACTGCAGGCTCTTCATGATCTTAACTCCTAGGAATTAAGACAGATAGGTCAGATTCTCGACGACACCCAGGACCTGGGTATCGGCGAGCAGGCTGGCCGCCATCTTCCGCAAATTCTTGCGGTCTTGAAGAGATGCACGCTCGGGCATCACGAACTCAATGAAGGATCGCGGCGTGTACGAGATAGTCGGCGCAGGAGCGATACCCGAGACAGTGGCGTTAGACGTCACTTCAAGGATTGGCTCATGCAGTCCGATTTTCACGCGCACGGTACGACCGTTCGAGTTCTGCTGCGCATTTGCGGCAGGAGGGCGTTGCAACTCCACGGTGATCTTCCAAAAGCCAATTGCATTGGCTTGAGATTGATCCTCGAAAGAGAAGACGCCGTTCTTGTCGCGGCCGACGGGTACGAAGGTATGATTTACTGGGGTCGCCAGTGCGTCCGCAAGGACGATGTTTGAAGCCATTATGGTTTCTTTCAGAGTAGCACTCGCGTGCTACGTGGCAGTCTCTATGTCGCCATAGAGACCGTTTAACGTTTGCCCAGGAGGCCGCCTAACAAGGCGGCAGCCGAAAGCATACGTGACGATCCCAGCTTCGCTTCAAAGGAAGGGAAAGACGGAGCTGGATAGGCCGTCAGGATGGTTCTTTCGATGCTGGTAAAGCTAGTGCTCCCTCCCCATATAGAGGAGTGAGACACTTCGCCCGCGCCAACACCGACATCAGCCAACCTGAAAGCCACTTGTCCCACCGCAAGCCTAGTTCGGTAACCCGAATTAAACTTGTTCCCGTAAAGTAGCGCTGTTTCCATATTTCGGAGGTAACCTCCTAGATTAAAGAACCAGTCTGCCACAAACGAGAAAGGGGTGAGTTCCCAGGCGATGCTCAGTGGATTTAATGACGTAAACCTCGCCAAGTCAAACTGGCTGGATCTAAGATCTACACCGTACGTTACAGAGACCTTTACAGGCTTCTGCACCGGCACGGGGAAATCTACAGACCCAACAACAGCATTGACATTGACGAATTTCGGCATATAAGTCCCTGTGGCACGAGCCGTGTGCCTTTCAGTCTTGTTGATGACGATCCGAATGGACTCATCCGCGAGCCCAAAGATGGAACCTAGCAGCGGCCTTACGCCGTATTGCCAGGCTAACCATCCCGAGGACAAAACGCGGATTGGTCCGAAACGCTTTGCAGCGAGTTGGGTCATCTCAACGACTTGGTCAGTTAGCTTTAACATCTTTAACGTCTTCCCGGCTTCCGCCAGGTCGATGCTCAGATCCAGGTCACCACGGGTAAGCTTTGTGAGCTTATCCAGGGCCTGATTCTGAAGAGATGACCAATCATAAATTGGGAGCAAGGTAGCTCCGTTTATGGTTGCAGCTAGACCAGCTCCATAGGCCTCCTCGACATCACCATTCGTATACTTATACAGCGCTCTGTGCGTTAGCACATTTCGCTGTTGGTTAAAAGTATACGCGTGTTTGGGTCGAGGGCGGACCTTTGGTTTGGCACCGGTGTAACCCGTTGACGTTCGGATAAAGATATTCTCGCTAGCCGAGGTCTTTGTGTCATACAGCACGACACCAGTTTTGGTGACGCGCGTATGGCGCCAAATACCTGGTTCGCGAGAACTAAAATCTTTCACCTTACGCCTCCTTTCCTGGGGTTACAAAATCGACCGAGACAGAATCGAAACTCAATCTCGACCTTCTAGAGCAGGTCACCCCGCTCAGCTGCCTGAGCAGCCAGACGCCTAATCGCAAACTTCACGCCCGAAAGGCACGAAGCCGAACGACTTAACATCGTAGCTACTGGTATAATCGTCATCGCCTCACGGCGAGCGAACGGCAGAGATGAGGCCTTCCCGTTTATCATTAACAGACGGAATGGACCCATGTGACGGACTTGCCCGTATTCAAATTGGAGTAACTAAAGACGCGGGTAACGGTCGTAAAGCCATTCTCTCGAATGGAAGCACGAACGTACTCTGCAAAATTAGCTAGGTCCAAAAGAACGCGGTATTCACTTGAACTGAGGAACTCACCTTCAGACTCGCCATTTACGGCGTGATGAAAGAAGTCCCAAAGAACATGTGCAGTATTCGTCTCAAAGGCAACTGCAAGCGACTCCGCAACAGCGGTGAGGGAAACGTCATCTTGGACGTACTCACCACCGTTTACGGTGTAAGTTTGGTAGGCTGCCGTTGTGACGGTACTAAAGTTACGCATATGGTATCCTATCTTTAAGTTAATGAAAACGGAG